AAGCGTTGCCGTTAGGTGCAACGGTAAACGCAACCTTGGTGCCGAAGTTAGCCCAGAGAACCTGGTATAGCGAAGTGTCGTCGCCTGAGACGATACCCTCTAGGGTTAGTTTCCACTCTCCGCCAACACGGACTTCGCAGAATGTCTGAACGTCGCCAGGTGCGTCACCTAGGGTCAGTTCAACCATGGTTGCGTCGCACGCGTAGTCGGTCGTTCCGATCTTGAATAGAATGTTTTGCGCCTTGACGCGAGTTGAAGCGGCCATTTCGACTGCCCTTTCTTAGATTGTGATTTCTAGTTCCAACGGCACGTTTACGGCTAGGTATTCGGCGTTGTTGGTCTGTAGGTTGTATGGTGCGCCGGTTGGCAACATACGTGCATAAGCGGGGAGAGCCTTAACGACTGCTTCTAGGAGTTCGTCCAACTTCTCGGTTGATTGCTTGTTCGTGGCCGTAGCTGCGATTAGAACCAAGTCGACGTTTAGGTAATACTCGTTAGAAAGGTCGGAGACGGCAAGGTATGGCGAACGGGCGTTCATGATGACAATAGGCGGGACGATTCGCTCCGGAACATAGTCCAGAACTTTTAGCCCGGCAACTTCTAGGTCTAGTTTTAGTTCGACCTTTGCCAACGTGATTTCGTTTGTCATACTGCGTACCCTACGAAGCGAAGTAGTAGCGGGTAGACGGCGTTCAATGGATCCTTGGCTACACGAACCGGAGACCCGTCGAATGACGCGAACTGTGCCACGCCGTTAGGTGCGCTGCGACGGTGAAAGAGTTCCGACGACGCGATTAGCGTCGCCTGGTCTTTGATAGACGCCGGGACGGTTGTTACCGAACCAATGTAATCTTCGACCAAAGCAAGTCCGGCTGTGAGACATTCTTGGGGGAATGTGGTCTCATCTGTGCCGACGTATGCTTGGAACTCCTCCAACGTAACAGACATGATTCGTCTACTAAGCGGTGATGTCTAGTTTGACGATTGCAGCTGCGAACGGCACGGTGATTGCCGCGTAACCGTAAACCGAGATTGAGTCGGTCAGAGTGGTTACGTCGCCGTCGGTTAGACGAACAGGTGCACCTGGAGCCTCTAGAACGCGTAGAGCGTTGCTGTTAGCAAGGTAAGCAAGTCCGGTGCCTAGTGACGGGTCAACGATTACTGGGAGTCCCCAGATTGAACCGGTTAGGTCGTTGTTTGCGGTGCCCATGGTGTTCGAACCGTCGCGGTTGATGTCCACAATTGGACGGCCAGCCGAGTCAGCAATCTTCATGAAGTACTTGTACGAGTCAGCCGAGCAAAGAATAAACTCTGCGTTCAGACCTGAGTTCGACTTGATGTACTTGATTCCGTCGATTAGACCCTCAATGACCGAAGCAGCGGTTCCGCCGTCTAGATCCATAACCTTGCCGGTGAAGTCAAGAGCGGCGATTGCTGCCTTGGCTGCGGTGTTGGTTGCGTTTGAGTAAGCGATAGCAAGTGCCTGGAACGCGGTGTCTAGGTAGTTGACGCTTGAACGTTCAACGGTCTGGCGTGAGAACTGGGTGTAGCCGCCGTAGGTCTTGACGTTTGCTGAGACGCTGTCGATTGAAAGGTTGCCGAATGACAACGCTTCGTTCTCTGGGTCTTGCTCGCCGACTGCAATGGTGTTAGCCGAAACAGTTGCATACTCTACGGTCATACCTGACGCAGGTAGTGCAGCTGATGACCAAACGTTCCATGACGGACGGTTAGCAGCGATTAGGTTGTTGATGAAGCCAATGAAGCCCGGAGCAGCATAGGTGTCGGCTGAGGTTGAAGCGGTACGCGCTAGAACCTTTGCGTCCTCGTCGCCAGCGACTAGAGCCTTGGCGAACTCACCCTGTGAGCGGAACTTCGGAGCGGTTGGTGCTACGGTCTGGACGGTCTTTACTGCCTCTAGGTCGCGGCGCAGTTCTGCAACCTCGTCTAGTGCGGTGCGAACGTCTAGTTCAATGTTTTCTGACACTGAGTTATCCTGTTCTTTTTCTTGAGGTGCTTCCGGTTCGTCGACTGATTCGACGTCGTTACGCACTTCGCTAATGGTTGCGCCTGTAAAGGCAGGGAACGCGACTACGGAGACTTCTTTGAGGTCGACCTTAGTGCGAATAACCGTTGAGTTGTTATCTTCCCAACGATCTTCGACCGGGACGAACCCGACCGAAAACTTATTTAGAACTCCGTCACGCATAAGCGTTAGAACTTCTTCGCCTCGTGGAGTAGCTGAGACCTTGGCGGTGATTTCGTAACCGCCGTCTGTGTCGCGTCCCTGAATGATTTTGCCAATTGGTTCCTCGTGAGCGTAGAACAACTTGACGTCGGTGACGTCGCTGATTGCTCCGGCTTCGAAGCGTTCCTTGTACAGTCCGCCAATGTTGGCTTCCTGTCCGTATGGAACGGCTAGACCAGTAATAGTGCGCTCCTCGGTGTCCGCGATACGGACTTCGAACGAGCGTGTTTCAATGTTAGACATCTAGACCTTCCTTAGTTCTAACTTCTTCCGTAGACAACCAACCGCCGTCCACGCCGACCTTGTAGTAACCGTAACGCTCAGCAATGTCTGCCTTGAATAGCGACTCAAAGTCGAACTCTACGCGGGTGCCGCGGGGTAGGCAGTTGCTGAAACCGTCGGTAATGGTGTCGGTGTAAGCCATGAGCGTGTGACGGTAGAACACCTGGTTCTCGTCGCTTAGGTTCGTGTAAGTGTCTGATGAGCCCGGAATTGACGTAATGAGTAGACGCGCAGGGATTCCCATTAGTCGCGCAATGGTCTGAACGGCCTGATTCTGAATCTCGGTAAACAACGCTTCGCGTGGCGATAGAGCGACCGACTCGTAGTTCATACCCTGACCGAGCACGGCAACCTGGCGATTTTGCTGCTTGTTGTGCCAGTTGGCGGTGATGTCGTCCGCTTCGTCTTTTGAGAGCAGGGCGTTAGTAGTCAAGATACCGGTTGGAACTCCGGCAGCGTTAAACCAGTTGCCAGCGTAGTCGCGTAGATCAAGTGCAGCTGCAATGTCTTTATAAGCGGCTTGGATAGGTGCAATGCCACGGAGTTCGCCTGGCTTGGTGAACAACTTAAGGTGCTCAACCTGATCTGCGGTGTATTTCTTGCCAGCGTAGTAGTAGTCAACTCCGCGAGAGATGTCGTTACTGTCCACGTATTGAATAGAGACCGCGCTCGCCGGAACAATGGTTAGGTTGTTGACGCTGCCGTCGCGTGAGCGGTTCTTGAACCAGAAAGCGTTGCCCTCTAGTGCAAGTGACGTGACGGTCTGAAAGATGAAGTCGCGGCGCGTGTCGGTTAGAGACGGCTTGTTGATGATAATTGGGTTTTCGATTTTGAGTTCGATACCAGTTGCAAAACGGTAGGTGTTGATTCCCATTTTGCTAATCGGGGTAGCCAAGATTTGCACGGCGCGATAGACGGCGGTTAGTGATAGCGCGGAGTCTGGGGTGACGACGGTCGCCGAACGTGACGGGATAGTCGGCTGAACCGCGCGAGTCTCCGGAGCCTTATTTGTTAGCCTCTGCCAAAAAGTTGCCATGTCTTTAGCATACTAGTGCAAAGATTTAGAACACTTGAACACCGGCGTGTTGCGCACGGCTTGAAACATACAACGCCATTACCGTGGCCATTAACGCGTCTATCTCACCGACCGACGCTTTGCGCGAGATAAGCCAACTTTCGCCCGTGTACTTTGTGACACCGTTGCCCATTTGGGCAGTTAGCAGTAGGTCGTTATTGTGGCGCACTAGGTTCTGCGCGAACATGGCGTAGACGGCTGAACACGCGGACGACATCTCTTTGCCCCATAGTTGCCAGACCGGGATTCCCGCCAACTTGAGACGTTTGCCCAGGCTGGAGAGAACTCGGTCGTCCAGAACGATTGCCCTGGCTGAATGGTTTAGGTAGAGACGCTTTAGTTCGAAGAACAGTTGATCCTCGGTCGGGTTCATGTATGACGCGACTAGTTCTGTTTCTTGAATGTCGCCGTTTGTGTTGGCGATAGCAATTACGGCTGATTCCCAGTTATGACCAACGTCTACGGCAAAGACGCCGTTCTTTGAGTTGGTTACACCCGAGCCGGTGCAGCTGCGATAGAAGTTACCTGGCAACCAAGATTGCGACGACCCGCTGATGAATTGGTTGAGGGTATACCTGCGAACTTCGTGTTCGGGCTGGGTGAGAATGTCGGACATAACTCGGTCAATAGGGACACGGCCACATTCAACGGCGGGGTTCGCGGCTTTGACGGCTTCGGGGTCGTTGATTGCTGCGTTGGTTGGTGCCTCCCAGATAAACGCTCCAAATCGTTCGAACGACTCGTCGCCGTTGATTGCTTTATTTGCGGTCTCGTAAAGGTCGATTAGGGTTTTGGATTCTTGGTCGCCGGCGGTCGTAATCATAATGACCGTGGCGTCGTTCATAGCAGACGTGCCTTTTGTTGCTGCCGTCCAGATTCCCGGTTTTGCTAAGTGACCCTCGTCAAGAATGACGCGCTTGAGTGGCTTACCCTGTAGAGCGGCTTCTTTTGCCGGACTCACCTTGTAAGTTCCGGTGCCGTCACCCTTGGCTATACCTCGGGTCTCGGTCGTCCGCTTGAAGCGTTTAGCCAGCCACGCGTTTGAGTCAATAACGTGCTTGACACGGTTGTAGATGATTGTGGCCTGATCTAGAGACGAAGCAATAGACAACACGTCGCCAAGGTGAAAGATAAGCGCGTCTAGTCCGAGACCGCCACCGATAACCGACTTGCCATTTTGGCGACCCATGCTGATTAGAACTTGTCGGTAGCGGAGTTCGCCGGGGAACTTTGGGTGCGTGTCTGGGTAGCGTTCCAACACGTGACGCATAAGCCAGCGTTGCCACTCGTCCAACTCAATGGGTTCGTTCGTCTCGGGAGTAACCCAGCAAAGACGCATAAGGTCAATGAGTCGGTCGCCGTCCGTTATGAAGTCGTTACTAAGCGGAATGGTGTAACGTGCCGGGAACTGCATTACCGACGCAACATTTCAGCCAACGGGTCAAAGTCTGTCCTAGATCCCGCGAGCGCACGCTGCAACTCTAGAACCGTCTTGCGCAATTCAGCTGCAGTCGACGTGTTGCCAGTCTCGTCAAACGACGCCGCCAACTTTAGAGCCAGCCCAGCCAAGACCAGTTGTTCCAGGTTCATGTCCAGCGTGTCCAGCCACTTAGCAATAGCGTTCTCAATCATGTTCGTTCCTATCTCGGATAATCTAACCCTTTTCTGAGAATCGCTGAAAAAGGCGGGGTGAAATGATG